ATGCACAAATCACAGGCATTGGCGTGAGCCGATACAAAGATAGTATGTATGCCCCACCGGTCCCGCTTCTCGCCGTCGGCCATGAATGTGGCCCGCTGGGATGCTGTTCTCAAGGCCATCTCGGCATAGCTAGCAATATTCACCCGCCGACCGTCTTTATACTCAATGCAGTTTATACCCTGGTCTAAAAAATCCTTAGTGGCCAGGTCGACAGCCTGCCTCAGCGTCATAGTGCCGGTATCCAGGTACATTTGCGCCCGAAATATCGTCTGCCGGTATACATCATCGACATACCGGAATATAGCGTGCTCAGCCTTATCCAGGTCGCCGGCCACTGCTTCAATCAGCGCCTCGACCTTTCCCTTGCCGGCGCCGTAGGATTCCACCAGCAGCTGCTTCGCGGCGCCTTTGGCAGTCTCGCTGCTTTTCTTGATTATTTTTTGGGCTTCTTTTCTAAATTGGTGTATTCTTCTCAGCTGCAGGAGCTGCCACTGTTCCCACTTGAAGCCATATTTCTCCTGCTCCCGCAGGTGCCGCTCGTAGGTCCGGGCCATGGAGGCGGCCAGGTAAAGTTCCATCTCTGCGTAAATTTGAGCGACATCGTAAGGGTCAAGCTTGCGTGACTTGCGCTTATTCTTCATCGCCCTCGCCGCCCAGGTCATCCTTTACCTTCGGCTCTTCAGCCAACAGCAGCCCTTGCTCTTCTTTCAGCCGGCGCACCTCTTCGGCCTTCTGCTCCTCGGTCCAGCTGTCACCGTAGAGTTCCTCCACCGCTTGCTCTATGGACATGATGCCTTTGAGCCGAGCGTTGCCCACCACTTCGACGACGCTGCCGAAGTCGGGGGCGGCATATTCGCCGAAGTTAACGGTGGCCACGTAATCCCCGGGTCTCCTGCCTTGCATGGTATCATACACCTTGAGCACCGTGTCAACCACCCGCGGGATCACATTTTCAAGGACCTCGATGATCTTACCCCGGGTGTAGAGGGTGGCTTTTTCTTTCTCCCGCTGGGCCTCGGCGTTATCCAGCTTCTTCAGATCGATGCCCAGGGTGGCCGGACTCATAATGCCCTGCAAACACATGTCCAGCGCGTTGGCGTAAGACGCGACAAAGGCCTCGTAAAGTATGTTGGGCTGCACAAAGTCAATCTGACCCTTTTTATCCTCGGCCAGGACAGCGTTCAGCTTTATAAACTGGTTGTCAAAAGGATTCGGCCGCATCAGGGCCCCGGTCTCCGGGTTCTTCGGGATCATGTCCTCGGGGATATACTTCTGCACCCGGCCGGCCCGAATGGCGTCCACCCACTGACTGACCACCTCGTCCAGGGCGTCAAAGTTGTCGCTCTTGCTGTCAAAGATAGATTTGCCCCGCCCTGGCCATTTCGGCGATTTGAAGAACATCAGCGGCACAGCCATGATGAAGTCGCCGGGATAAGTTACATCTACTAGTTCGGCCAGCTCCGGCACCGTGGCCAGGGGCACTTCTTTGCCGTTCGCGTCCAGCAAGCGGTAGTTGATATAGCCGCGGCCGAAAACCTCTTCCAGCCGGTAGTCCCGGTCTTTCACAGTGTAATCGGTGTAAAAAACAATTTCCTGCAATCGGCCGCGGACTCGCCTGTATTCCACCCGCTCCCCGGAAAAGAACTCGATAATCGGGTATTTGGTGATGGCAGCGTCTATCGAGATTTTAAAAGCGCCATCGCCGGTAACCAGAGTATCGACTATAGCCTCACCAATCAGCTCCGAAAAATCGTTATCCTCGCTGATGACATCCCAAAGCTCCTGCTGCGCCTCGGTCTCCAGTTCAATGCTATTCAGGTCAGACGTGACTATATCGGCCAGCCGGTCCACGATCATTGCCGGCAGTCCGGAGTGAATCTTTCTTATGTTCAGGCCAGCGCTGGGGACGGCCGCCCAAAAACGGGAAACACTTACCGGGTCCGTGGCGGTCTGCTTGAAAAATTGATCCAGTTCAGAGGGATCCCCCCGGTACCAGATCCGGTTCTTGAGCACATTGGCCTCATACGAGAACGGTTCTGTAATTGTGATTACCCGGTGGTCAATAGCCGGCTGAATCCTCAAAAGTTTCATGATAAAGTTCTTCACCGTCCCCCATACGCTCACAGTTCATCATGCCCCCAGTAAATGCATCGTTTCCGCCACGCCTGTTGTCGCGTCGGGCCCGTCATCAACCTGGTTCTTGCCTTCCCGCTGGTATTCGTTCATGGCCTTGTAATACTCCGGCCACCTGTCGCGCCAGTTCACCGGAAAGTAAATATGGTTCATTACCCAGGTGGCGTTGGAGATAATGCGGGCTACCTTGTTCTTGCTCTGGTGGAACCAGCTGATGTTAGTATAGTTGCTGCCCAGCTCCTGCTCCAAAATGCGTTTCACATTACGCGCAAATGACCGCCCGCCGCTGTTGCTCTCGAACCGGGCCCGGTTGACCTTAAATTTAAAAAGAGCCTGGGCCACCATTGGCTCAGTGACTTCCATCGGCTCCTTCGTATATATGACATCCAAGACGTAGGCTTCTTTCTGATACTCGCCCCAGATAATNTTGCATAAGTAATCATCNCCCTGGTCCGCACTGTCGCAGTAGCTGTAAATCCCGGTAAACAGCGGATTGCCAGCGCCGTCCCGGGGAATGTCCGTGTATGTCTTAAAGCTGCTGTAGAGCTTGCCCTTGATATCGATGGGCTCCTGCTGGTAATTGGCGGCCGCAATATCCGGGTTCATCGCCCGGACCTTCGTCTCGTAGCTCTCCCTGGAGAGTATCTCCGGGCAGAGCATTGTGCCGTCATCCTGCAGGGCCTTCATACTTAAGTGCCGGACTCGCTTGCCCTCTTCCCGGAAGTGCTCCAGGGCCCGGCCGGCCAGGTCACCCGTAGCCCACCTGGTCATGATGATGATTATCTTGCCGCCTTCCTCCAACCGGCTGAGCATGGTGTTGGTGAACCAAGTCCAGTGCTTCTCCAGGACGGTCTCGTTATAAGCTTCTTCAGCGTTCTTGATCAAGTCGTCGATGATCATCAGGGTGCAGCCGAAGCCGGTGGCAGTCCCCGTCGGGCTGGTGGCCAAGTAATTGTTATGGCCGCCTTCTAAGCTCCAGAGATTCATCGCTGCGTCGCCATGCTTGATGCGGACCCAGGGGAAGATATCACTGTAGACGATCCTATTCGGGTCCGCTTTCACTTCCTGGATCCCGTTGCGGACCGCTTTAGAAAAGGTGCTTGACAGGATCTCGTTATAGCTTCCGGTCATGATCTTCTCTTGCTGATTCTTTCCGAATACCCACTGGGCAAAAAGACCGGCTGTGCGGCTCTTCCCGTGACGCGGCGGCAGGTTGTATATCGCCACCTGGTCATCGCTCTCGTAGAAATCCTGCATGTCGTCGCAGAGAACCTTGAGATACCGCCGGTCTTTCTTGTAGAAGTCCGGCGCCAGCAGGTGGCAAAAATAAAAGAACTCGCGGCGTGCGAGCTCCAGCTTGGCCTGATATTTTATAGCGGCCAGGTCAATTTTCATTGGCGATCAGCCGCCTAATCTCGTCGGTGGTAAGGCCTTCTAATGGGTTGTTGGTGTTCAGGTTGGCATCAATGTCTTTTCGGTCTCTCCATATATCGGGTTTCCTGTTTTTCAGCCAAAATATTTGAGCTGTAACATCTGGTGCAACTTCTTTGGTTACCACCTTGGTAACAACCAGGATGTGCTTTTTTTTAGCTTTATCGTATTGAAGCTCCTGGGTTATTTCTTCGTATTTATAACCCAGCGCCCGCTTTAAAAGGGCATTTTCCACTTCCCGATCAACCACTTCCTTGCCCCTTTTTAAGGCCTTGGTTATCTCGGGATATTTCTTTTGCCATTCGTACAAGGTGGATGGATGTATGCCGATATTGGCTGCTATTTGCTCATCAATGAGACCGTCTCTGGCCCAACCTTCAATCTTTAGCAGCCCCTCTTCTGTTATCCAGTCGTGGTACTTCCCTCTGGCCATCATCACCACCTCGTTGGGACAATAAAAAACTAAAAGGTGAAAATCTCCCGCAAATCAAAAAATCCTTTTTAATAGCGGGGCGCCTCTGCCGCGGCCGCCGCAAACCGCAGCAAAAGGCGCCCCTATCACAGAAAGGAGGTTTTTGCCGGCCTAAAAAGTTTCATTGCCCGCCGGCCGGCGAACGAGCAAAACCTAAATCACAAGCAACTTGCATAAAAATACCCGCCCACTTCAGTTAAAGTGACGGGTAGCTATTATAATTTTACACTGCCCCCCATAATCTTGTCAACTCCCCATTTTTCGCCTATTCCAGCTTATACCGCTCTGTAATCAGCTTTTTCTTTATATTTTTCTGTCTTTTCTTTCCCGCACGCCTGCTGCCGCCGCCACGCTTCGCTATGCTCCGCTTGTATGCCTGCTCATCTCTCCACAACGTCGTGATCCCATACTCCGGATCGCTCGGCCCCGGCCACCACTCGCCGCCGCAGTCCGGACACTTCCAAAATCCGTGCTGCTCGTTAAATTGGAGCAGCACGTCGCACCAAAAGCACTCAAGGGTAATCTGGTTTTTTGCCTGGCTCATATATCTGCACCGCCTTTCCTTAAACTTGTCCCTCATTAAGTCCGCCCATTGCCCGCTTCCCTATTCCCGTATTTCCATTAATGGAAATTTATGGTGTGACGCTGTGACGCTATGTGACGCGTCACATATATATAGGCGTATATGAATTTTTTTTTAAGTAAAAAAACCTCGGAAATGACGCCACAATGCGTCACGCGTCACACTTATTTAATATGGATCATCCTCGTCAAACATGGCATTTTCCCCGCCGTTAAAGGCTTTTTCGCCATTACCTCCGTTTTCCCGATGCTCGGAAAAACTATTTTTTTCACTCAAACCCTCATTAAAAAAATTAATTTTTTCATTAATAGTTTCTTGCTCCTCGCGCCCTTTAGACAGTAAACCAATTCCCAGGAAATATCTGGAATTACGATTTCTTTTGTGTTCAATTCCCCGCCGCTCCAGCTCCGCTTTAAACTCGCGCCGGTTGATTGGATATTTTTCTCCGTTGCTTTCGCACCAGTCCAAATACTCATTCCATAGGTCGGCGCTCGTCACCCTGGCCGTTGCGCTTAAATAGCACCGGTCCTCAATAAACTCCCCTAATACGTCCATCTCCTGCCGGTATTCTTCAGTCGCCGCCCTTACCACATCCGGCGGGTTCAATCCATCTCGCTGCCACATCAAGCACCCCTCAACAGCCCACCTAAGTATGCCGTCCGCCTCTTTCTTCAGCTTCTCCCCCAGCCTTTTATCGCGCTCTTCAGGCGGAATGTAAACTGTAAACGGAATCAAATAAATTCGTTCCCATATCGCCACGTCCTGGCCGCGGATAATCGGCTTATGGTTTGACGCCAGGAAAATTTTAAACTGCGGCTTAAAGGTGAAAAATTCAGCGTGCAGGAACCGGGCGGAAATCGTGTCTCCGCCAGTATACTGTTTTAACATTGCCTCGGCAAAACGCTTGCCTGAGCCGGTTTCAGTGGTCGAGACGAACCGCACGCCGACAAGGGCGGCTATCTCATTCGGAATAGCCTCGCCATATTTCTTAGCCATGAGCACGTCCGGCCGGGCCACGGAGCCGTAATCTCCGAGTACATATGCCAGGGTGTTCAGAAATACGGATTTACCGTTCCGCCCGTCACCATGTAAGAAAAAGAGGCAATGTTCTGAAGTATCACCGGTCAGCGCGTAGCCGGCGGCCCGCTGCAGGAAAGCCATGAGCTCGGGGTCGTCGTTCGTGACGCGGCGNAAAAACTTGTCCCAAAGCGGGGCAACTTCGCTTAAGTCAAATTGGCCGGAGCCTGGCTCTTCGCCTTCATTCAAAATATACTTGGCCGGCGAAATCTTTGTAATCAAATCGTTTTTGTTATGTTCCCGCAGCTCACCGGTCCGCAAGTCAATCGTCCCGTTCTGTACGTTGAATAAGTAAATATCCCGGTCAAACTGGTCCGGGACTACCGGCCTGCGGTTCTTGGCGCGGTCAATCATGGCCTTGATCTTGCTGGCCGATTCGCTTTTTCTCGCATGATTAACAAGTTCAAAGCGCCTCTCGCGGTCTGTTTCGATCGCTGCTTCGGCGTAAATTGAGCGGACCGTAGCCTCGGCNTTNCGNTCAATTTCGCCGGTTTCATCGCGCTGCCATCTCTTCCCGTTCCAAATTAACCAGGCGTTCCAGGGATAGCAGAAGAGAATCTCATCGCCGAACAGGGAAATAAGCCGGTCCGCGTTGCCCATGTCCGTGAGGTTGCGGTAGGTGGAGGCTTCAAGGCTGGCCGAATCAGGAGATAAATAGTTAGGGTCAGGCGCTGCGGCTCCAGAACCGGGGAAATATACGCCGGGCACAAGCGGCTTTATTCGCGGCGTAATTTTTGACAGGTCTACGGGCCGGGCCGCGGACAATATTGATTTCCATGCTTCTTTAAAGACAGTTTTGGTAATTTCAAAATCACCGGAATTCTGCTTTAAGATTTGCTTATGCAGCTCATTCAGGTCCTTGACGGGCTGCTCTTTGTAGCGCACATCTTTAATAACANAAACCTCGCCGCCATACCCCAGCTCAGCCAGGCGCTGCGCTACGCCCTTAACAAAAGTCTTTCCGCCGTTATCTGGCTCCTGCCAGATTAAAATTTTGGCAAAAGGTTCAACATAGCTTTTTATAATCTTCCCGGCCATGTCAGCGCCCGGCACGCCCAGCGCGGCGATTTTATGTAACCAGGCCGTCCAGGCGTCCGATTCGCCTTCCACAAGCAACAAAGTATCGCTCTCCTGGCTCATCCGGCTTACCCGCCAGACACCGTAAATCAGCGGNCTGCCTGCGCCGCGCGTCCACCTCGAGCCTTCTTTAGCGG